TGACCTCAACGAAACTTCTTTGGAAGCAGCTATCATTCAGATTGCTGGCTATACCGATGAGCGTGGTCTTCTGATCGCGGCCAAGCCTAAGAAGCTAGTTATCCCGCCTTCCCTACAGTTTGTTGCAACTCGTTTGCTTGAGACTGAAGGTCGCGTAGGAACTGCTGACAACGACATCAACGCCATTATGAACAACGGCGCTGTACCACAAGGTTACGCAGTAAACCATTACCTGACCGATACTGATGGCTGGTTCCTGATGACTGACGTACCTAACGGTTTGAAGCACTTCGTTCGTAGCCCAATGGCTACTTCTATGGACGCTGACTTTGATACCGGCAACAGCCGTTACAAGGCTCGTGAACGCTACTCGTTTGGCGTTTCCGATCCACTGGGTATCTACGGATCACCCGGCGCTTAATAGCGTAGTAACATGCTGTACTAAGGGGGCTTCGGCCCCCTTTTTTATGTTTGCGTAAAGTCACACACTGTGGTATGTTCTCATATATCGGGAAACAATCCGGTGAATCTGACAGACCCGACTGACGACATGTAGACAGATTTGCCTTAACTCACATGTGAGAACTTTATAATGGCTAAAACCACTTTTTCAGGCCCAGTCCGTTCGGATAATGGCTTTCAAATCCCCGTTGTAGCTACTGCTGACCTCCCAGCTTTTGGTGATGTTGCTGTAGGTACTACTTATATGGTCAGCGATAACGGCACAGGTAACAACGAATACTGCATCGTAATCAACACTGGCGCTGCTTGGGTAACTGCTATTGGCGCGGCACTCAGCTAATAGGAGGCATTTATGTCTAGTTCTGATGTTTCCGCAAAGCGGATTACTGCCGTAGGTTCGGTAGCTGTAGGGCCAGCGCGAGTAAGGCAAGTGCAAGTACTGACTAATAACACTGGCGCGGGGCGACTCACTATAACCGACGGTAATGGTGGAGCTACTCTCCTAGATATTGATTTTGAAGCAAATGACTCCCACTCCGTTAACATACCCGACTATGGGGTGCGTTTTCAGGATGATGTTTTCATTACCGCTTTTACCAATATCGACGCTATTACAGTGTTCTATAGTTAATGCGTAGGTATTACAAGTCCGGCGGTAAAGTCGATAAAAAGGCTATGGCGTGCAACAAGCCACGTCGGACTCCCTCGCACGCTAAGAAATCTCACATAGTTAAAGCATGTGAGAATGGCAAAGAGAAAATAATACGCTACGGTGAGCAAGGCGCATCTACAGCGGGCAAGCCTAAAAAGGGTGAGTCCGCCAAGATGAAAGCCAAACGTAAATCTTTTAAAGCCCGTCACGGTAAAAATATCGCTAAAGGCAAGATGTCTGCGGCATATTGGGCAAATAAATCAAAATGGTGATATAGATGGATGAGATGAAGACCCCAAAAGTACCTTCTAAAGAAGAGTTTGATAAGATGACTCCTGAGCAAAAAGCCGCCCGCAGGAAAAAAACTATGATGCAGAACTTAAACCTTAGCCCTGAAGAGAAAAAAGCTAAGAAAGCTATGCAGAATAAGCCCACCAATAAGATGAAAGCTGGCGGTAAGGTTCGTGGCTGCGGTATGGCTCGTGGTGGTAGAGTCTGCAAAATGGTCAAGATGAAAGGTGCGTAATGCGACGCTACTACAGGAATAGCGACTGCGGTTGCGGCAGTAAGCCCCGAAAGATGAAAGAGGGGGGCACTGTAAAAGACGCGTGCTATAAGAAGGTAAAGAAGCAGTATAAAGTGTTCCCGTCTGCTTACGCGTCGGGAGCCATCGCTAAGTGCCGGAAGAAAAAGGCTGGTAAGTAATGCGGGCGTACTATAAGTCTGGTGGTAAGATACGCAAGACAGAAAAAGGTGCTTCGTTAAAGCGTTGGTTCAAAGAGGACTGGAAAGACGTACGCACTGGCAAGGCTTGTGGTCGGAAGAAAGGAGACGGTCGCGGTACTCCATACTGCCGTCCCAGCAAACGGGTATCTGAGAAGACTCCTAAGACCTCTGGTGAGATGTCTAGCGCCGAGAAGAAAAAGAAGGTAGCTGAGAAGAAAAGACTAGGGCAGCCAGCAGGTAAGCCTAGACGAGTATCAGCTACCAAGCGGAGAAAGAAATAATGGGTATGGGCGTTAAGCATTACTTCAAAGACGGCAAAGAACATAAGGGCGGTATGCATAAGCACTCTGACGGAACCCTTATGACTGGTAAAACTATGTCAAATACGTCTAAAAAACTGTATCACTATGGCGACTTATCTAGTAAGGCTAAGGTCAAAGCTAAGACAGGGTGGGGTAAATAATGGCTACATCAGGAACTACAGCGTTTAACATGGACTTCACTGAGATCGCTGAAGAAGCGTTTGAACGTGCAGGACGTGAGATGCGCTCTGGGTATGACCTCCGTACCGCCCGCCGATCTATGAACTTGCTGACTATTGAGTGGCAGAACCGCGGCATTAACATGTGGACTATAGATAGTGGCACTATTAACTTAGTTAAAGGGCAGACCCAGTATGACTTGCCCGCAGACACTATAGACCTATTAGAACAGCAGATACGCACAGGTAGTGGCAACGCGGCAACACAGTCTGATCTTACCCTAAGTCGTATTAGTGTAAGTACCTACGCGTCTATCCCTAACAAGTTAACACAAGGTAGGCCCATACAGATGTACATTGAGCGTTTACGCGACGCTCCTAAAGTTAATATGTGGCCTATACCTGACAACAACGATTATGTTTTATACTATTGGCGTATGCGTAGGATTGAAGACGCGGGTAGTGGTATACAGACTTCAGATATGAACTTTAGGTTTTTCCCGTGTTTAGTAGCGGGGTTAGCTTACTATATAGCCATGAAGCTACCTGAAATGACTGAGCGAGTGCCTATGTTAAAAGCTGTGTATGACGAGCAGTTTGAGATGGCCGCAGGAGAAGATAGGGAGAAGACCTCGGCTAGGTTTACTCCTCGTATAGGGTACGTGTAGACATGGCTAACCAGTTTGCTTCCAGTAATAAAGCCATTGCTTATTGCGATGTATGTGGATTTCAATACAAACTAAAGGAATTAAAGAGCTTAGTCGTAAAGAACAGAGACACTAACATAAAAGCATGTCCCGAGTGTTGGAATCCAGACCAGCCTCAGAACATGTTGGGAGAGTTTCCTGTACATGACCCACAAGCATTACGCGATCCTAGACCAGACCAGAGCCTAGGGTATGCAGGAGCCACTAGTAGCAGAGATATACAGTGGGGTTGGAACCCTGTAGGTGGAGGAGTTGACCCATTTGGATTAACTCCCAATGTATTATTAATAAATGGTAGTATAGGGCAAGTCACTGTAACTACCTCATAGGAGCATTAAGATGCCAAAAGTAGGAAATAAAGAGTTTGCGTATACAGATGCAGGCAAAGCAGCCGCTAAGAAAGAAGCCAAGAAGACAGGTAAAAAGATGACTAATGCCTATAAAGAAGGCGGTAAAGTGAAAGTTCGTGGTACAGGCTGCGCAACTAAAGGCTTGTACGCACGCGGCCCCATGGCATAAACTATGAATTACACCGAACTGAAAGCTAATATCCAAGACATTTGTGAGAACACGTTCACAGATGACCAACTCGCTATGTTTACGCAGCAGGCAGAGCAGAAGATATATAACTCAGTTCAGATACCCGCGTTGCGTAAGAATGTTACAGGTACGCTATCTAATGGTAATCAGTATCTAGGTATGCCCTCTGACTTTCTGTGGTCGTATTCTTTGGCAGTTATAGACGGTAGCGGTAATTATACGTTTCTCCTGAACAAAGACGTTAATTTTATGCGCGAAGCCTACCCTAATGACACAGGCACTGGGCTACCAAAACATTACGCGTATTTTGATGACGACTCCTTTATAGTGGGGCCAACCCCTGACGCTGCGTATAGTATGGAGCTTCACTATGGATATTATCCGCAGTCTATAGTTACAGCGGGCACTACGTGGCTGGGAGAAGAGTTTGACTCTGCGCTATTAAATGGCGCATTGGTAGAAGCAATAAGGTTTATGAAAGGTGAGCAAGACATTATAGCTAACTACACTAATATATACTTACAAAGCATGGCCCTACTAAAGAATCTCGGTGACGGTAAGTTGCGTCAGGATTCGTATCGGTCTGGGCAACTCAGAACATCAGTTAGTTGAGGAACTAAAAAATGGCAATAACACAAGCAATGTGTACTTCTTTTAAAGTCGCTCTGTTAGATGGAGAGATGGATTTTAGTAGTAACACATCACAAACTTTTAAAATCGCGCTGTACACGTCTAGTGCCACTTTAAGTGCCGCTACTACTGCGTACGCTACTACTAACGAAGTGTCGGGTACAAACTATACTGCGGGAGGAAATACACTTACTATCTCCGCTGCTCCTGCGTCATCTGGGACTACGGCATTTTTAGATTTTGCAGATACTACGTGGACTGACGCTACTATAACCGCTCGTGGCGCTCTCATATACAAGTCAGGTGGCAGCAATCCAGCGGTTGCGGTATTAGACTTTGGCGGAGATAAAACCTCTACAGCCGGTGACTTTACTGTACAGTTCCCCGCAGCAGACGCTACAAACGCCATCGTACGTATCGCTACTCCATAAGGTAGCTAGATG